CTAGGAAATCTCCCATCTTAATTTTATCCCACATCCATCGGTAGAAGGTTCTAACCTGTGAGAAACACCAGCCTCTAACTATCCACTCTCGGAAGTTATCACCGGTCTCGCTTAGAGGTTTACATACTGAGGGAGTTTTTCCATCAGAACACTTGTAGTTACCATAAGTCGCTAGGCACTTTGTTTCCTTGTACCTATCCGCAATCGTCTGCAATACGTTCTCGTGTGCGAACCAATCATCCCCATCCAAGTGAACTATAATATCGTTCGGCTTAGATAGTGAGTTTTCTACCCCCTGAATATGGCTATGCAGAGTTCCACATTTGTTTGGCACATGACCTAAAATATAACGGTCATCATCCCCTACTGCTTCAATAGCATTTTTAAATGTATCGTCCGTAGATGCATCATCAATAATTACGTGCATAAAATTTTTATAAGTCTGCTTTTTAGTAGACTCGATACATTTACCAATCCATTCCTCTGCATTATGCACAGGGCTGATAACAAAAAGTTTACTTTCCTCTTCCATTTGTTCCCTCCAATTCAGGTCTAACTAAGTACGTTACCTTGCCCAGCCAATCCACGCTAAATCCTTTTGTATGGCATAATAACACATGGAAGAAATCAGCATAGTCTTGTACATGGGGAGGTACTTCCGTGGAAAATGGGTTCTTTGTTAAGACATCAACCTTATAGATAGGAACAGCTACGTTACCCATAACAACTCCTTTACTTTTATCCAGGCACATTTCCATTCCGTTGTTAAACAACAATCCTTGTACCCAAATATCTACGGAAGAGTCTCTGCTGATAGCATTTCTAATGATATCTCCTGCTCCTGGAGCAAGCTCATCATCGTCATCAACAAAAACCACATACTCTGTTTCAGTTAAGGCAACTCCAACATTAGCAGCTACCGCTCCGTAACAACCCCAGTTCTTTTTTAATTCAATGGCAGCATCCGCACCACCAACAATTAACTCACCAGTCTCTTGGTCATACAGAGGGTGTCCGTCAGAGACAACGACGACAGGAAAGCCCTCACGCTCCGCACTGTCTATAGCTTTCTGTAACGTAGGTCTTCCTATTGTTTTAACTATTGCTGTTACTTTGCTCTGCATGTTTCTTCATAGCCTCTGCTTTGTATCCCATCAGTTGCTTGTACAGATGGTACCGCTCTCTTACATGATTGTTAATGTTGAATCGCTCATTTACGATTTGTCGTAAGTTCTCTCCCATTTGCTTGCGTAATTTTTTATCTTTGTGAAGCAATGTAAGTTTCTTTACCCACTCGCTCTTAGGAGCTCCATCAGGAATGAGGAATCCAGTCTCACCATCTTTAATAGTTTCGGCATAGCATCCAACGTCGCTAGCAACGAGAGGAACCCCGTACCTACCACACTCCATTAATTTGATATCAGATTTAGAATCGTTAAAGTTATTCATTTGTAGAGGAGCGATACTAATATCCATATCTCTATACATCACTCCGTAATGTTCTCCGTTCATAGCATGACCAAAGAATATGTTTTTTCTTTGTTTCATTGGGACGCCGTACATTAGATGTCTCTCATATGCATCCCAAACGTCTTGTTGCCAATCTTTTTTTTCTCCTTTTTTCAGTGGAGGTCTGCCATGGAACGTCCATCGTAAGTTCTCTGCTCCAACCTTGGAGTTCATCCCTAAGATTACGCTTCTAAACTCTTTAACATCTTCCTCGTGGTGGATGCCCCCCACCCAACCGATTCTGGTCATCCTTTTTTGTGGAGCGGGTTGCCACGGAACATTCCAGCAAGGTAGGTCGTAATCAATAGCATTTTTGATTACGACGAGTGCCTTTGAGCAGAAAGGTTTAATTCTTTCTGCAAACTTAGATTGAGTAACACTAACAAGGTCCGCATTCCAATAGAGAACCTTCGATGCCTCATCTAACTTCTGTTCTTTATACACATCATACAACCGATGCCCTGTATAAAGGTCTGTTAATAAATCATCGGTGTCGTAGTGAGTGAACTTACCAAGCTCAGCTGCTTTAGCTAGAATATTTACTGTGTAAGCTCCTCCACGCGAGTGAATGTTGTGCGTAAAGACAACATCCGCCCACTTCATATTTTCGAATTCGAAGTCCTCCGGAGTACACCTTTTTTCATCGTCGTACCCCAGAGGATTATCGTCAAAGCGAACCTCGACTACGTCTCCGCACTTTTCCGCCAGCTTTTTCATGGGCATGAGTATTCTATAGTACGCACATCCACCATGGTTAGCAGGGCAGCACAGAATACGTAGTTTTCGGTCCTTTTCCATTAGACGTTAACGTCCTTTAAGTTTTGCAGAAAACTATCGCCGTCATCGGAAGATGAATCTTCGTGAGTGGGCGCAGGGCGTTCAGGTCTAGTGATAGATTCAATCTCCATAGCAAGAGACTTCAACTCATCGTATTCAGGAAGTTTGATAAGGGCATGAATATCATGCAACTCATCCATCCAAGTTGAAACTTGAGCTTCCGAACCTGCTGGAGTGCTCTTCGGACGAGGAGCAGACTTGTCGTAGTTCGGGAACCCACCGATTTGTTCCTTGATGATTTTAAAATCCCAACCAGAAGCAACATCAGTAATGTCGCCATAATCTTCATCAAAGAATGAATCTAGAATCTTACTGAACAGCTTTTGTCCCACGGATAGAATCTTAACACTCTCGTCTCTTCGGTCAACAACGTTCATATAAAAACGCTTGCGAGCCTTAATCTGACGAGCAGTATCAATCAGTGGTTGAGCTGCTGGGTTTTCTTTTCCAAGTTCGTTAACCTGCTTCCACAAACCGTAGTAAGTATCGCATACAGGACACTTGCCACCTTTCTCTCGCGGACAATGATAGTTCTTGTCGTTGATTCTGTGGATAGAAGTTTCAGAATAGAATTGACCATCAGGGTCGTTCGGCGGTAGGACTCTAACGTAAGAAGTTCCATCTTCCATCATGAAAAACTTCTTAAGAAATTCTTGGTTTCCTCCACCAGGATTATTAATTTGTTGATATTTTTTACGTAGTTCGTCAATGTTAACCATTAGTTATTACCTCAGTTTATTAAAGTTCATGTAGTTTAATTTCCGCCCTTTTGTTAGCGGACATCTGAACCAACATATCTTTTTGATGGTCCAAAGAAGAGACTAGATTTTTAGCTAAGTTATATTTATGTTGAGCGTCTCTTACAACAGAAGACTGCTCTCGTAAAGAGGGCACTGTCTTCAAGTAAGCGTCTAAGGCTCTATCAGTTGCTTTTTGTCCAGACTCTTGTAGTTCTTTTCTTCTTGCTTCTCTGCAAAGAGCTTCTTGATAATCGAAGTCTGCTTCCGCGTCGTTTAAAACATATTTTGCATGGGCTAGCACCGCTCCAAAAAAAGCATAGATAGATGTATGTTTTTGTAGGCAAACATCCATGTTTTGGTCGGATACAGAGAGATAATCTTTCGCAAACTTTAAGTACAAGTCTTTGATGTTATCATACGCTTCAGTTATATCATTCATCGCTACTAAATATAAAAGTAAAAAGTTCTTTATTTTGACCCCATAATACCTGCAACATATTAGAAGTTACGGTAGTAATAAATTCATTACCAATTTGAGGCATCTCGTCGTCATCACCTAAACCCCATAAGTCCAAACCAACATGAATAATCTCATGTAGTAAAGTTCCTTTGTAATCAACCTCGCTCTGGTTAGGGTCTACAGTTATAGTTGCTTTAGGAAACTCAACACACCCGTATAAACTATCCTTAGTTAAAGGTTTTTGAACTATCTTAAAATCTTTATGTCCTGTGTGTAGGACTTCCGGGTGCTTCCATTTCTTCATTATGCATCCTCAGAGATTACAAGCCTGTCGTAATCAATCTTTACGTTAACACAGAATCTAGCTCTGCCGTTCCTAGATTTCATCAAATACAATCGAGCTTTCTTCTCATCGAATTCTTGCTCAGATTGATTGATTGAGAATGCCAAATCACAAACACGAATCTTACCATAAGAATCGGCAAGCTCTGCATCTGTAATAAGATTTACTTTCTTACCCTCTCTGTTGGTTTGAGTAGCTGTCCAGACCAAGCACTTATATTCCGTAGCCAGACCCCTAAGCTCTTGAGCGCACCTCTCTTGCGCCTGATATTCTTTTGCTTGTCCATCGGTGGACATCAACTCCAAGTAATCAATAATGATTACATCAGGAACAAAGTCGCTGTAATTGCTTAATTGGTTTAGGAAGGCTCTAAGGTTTGATACTGTGCATCGCTTAGTAGGGAACTCTTTAATAATTAGCTTTCCTCTATTAGAGATTTGAGTTGAGACAGTATCCAACCTTTGCTTCAGGTCATCAATACGAGACTTCAACTGTCTCTGTTCAATGCGGGTAAAGATGCTATCAAGTCTTTGTGCAACTCTATCTTCAGACATCTCAAGAGAAACATAAAGAACATTCTTGCCGTCCATACAGCTTCGCACCGCTTGGTTAGCCAAGAACAAAGACTTACCCACGCCTGGAGGAGCCACAACCATAGCCATTTCTTTAGCAGCCAAACCTCCTTCAAGCTCTCTGTTGATAGTCTCAAAGGGAGTTCGGAACTCAGCGGCTACAGACTCGCTTGTAATACGCTCCCAGCGCTCATCAATGTCCGTAAAGTAATCGATACCTAAATCTACATTCCTATTGATAGAAAGCGCACTACGAAGCTCAGATTCAATCTGAGAGAAGTTGGGCTTTGGTTGTTTAAGAACCTCAATAGAGTTCAGAATGGCACTTTTCATAGCCTCCGACTTAGCAAAGTCCTCAACCTTATCCAACAGGTAGTTGCTGTTATCTATTGCGGAAGTATCTAGAGAATTGATTGAGTCTATCTCATCCCGATAATCCCCCATCAACTCATTAGAAGTCTTAATATCTTTAATACCTTCTAAGATTTGGTCGTCGCTAGGGAGATTCTTATACGCCTCATAGTGATTAGTAATCACAGTGTATATCTTCTGATGAGAGGGGAATTCAAAGTACTCCGCCTTAATCATAGGCATAGATTGAACTAAGAAATCTTGGTCTGATTTTACCAAGTAAAGGATTCCCTTTTGAATTGATTCTTGAAATTGATACGCCATTATTTTCCAGTAGAACCGAAGCCACCAGAGCCCCGTTCAGTATTATTATAGTCCTGGAATTCATCAAAAGAAACACTTACTAGTGGAGGTTTTACAACAGGTCTAATTAGAACTTGTGCAATCCTGTCTCCTTTGTTGATAAAATGCGGCGTATCGCTTAGATTAGTTAGAAGAACTTTAATTTCTCCTCTGTAATCTGAATCAATAATACCTGGGGAATTTGGAATGGTAATTCCTCGCAACCCCAAAGAGCTTCTAGGGGTAATCTCCGCTACCATGTTTTCTTGTAGCGCAAAATACAACCCCGTACCTACTACCTTGGTTTCCCCTATGTCTAAAAATACGGAATCATCCGATGCGATATCAAAAGCGGCTGCGCCAGCTGTCTGATACCCAGGAAATTGATTTTCCGATTCGTTATAAATAATTACGTCGCCTAAATCCACTGCTTTATACCCCACATAAGTGTAATCAGTCCACTTTTTTGTTTTTCCCCATGTATTCATAGTCTTTCTCACTTAAATTTTCTACTGCTCTTTTTGCCATATTTTCAGATGCCTTCTTCCTCAGCTTGGCTTCTTTCTTGTCTACCTTCCGAACTACACCCTGCTTAGCGAGTTCTTCGTATGGAACCTGCCTTTCAGAATACGGTGAAGCTCCCTTGTTCGCATCTTTAAGAACTTGCTTAGTGTTTTCAATCTCTCCTTCTAGCCATTTCTCTTCATGCTCTTTGTTGCCTACGCCATAGTTATGATAAAACTTTGGAGTGCCCCCCTTTATGAGAAGACCCACGCCTTTGTCGGAGGGACGAGTCTTTGAGTCGTCCCAAGTCCTAGGGCAACCTCCTTTGCCGCATTCAGGGCACTCAGAAGGCTCCTCTCTATCATCATACGACCTTAGTTCAGTATGATTCATAAGGCACTGCTCGCAATAGTAATTGTAAGTTGGCATTATAGTTCGCACACTCCGTCAACACAAGTTTCTACACTTTCAACCTGCTCTTCCAGTTTACCTTCTTGAATAAGTTTATCCAAATTAATGGTAGTATGGTCCACTGCTTCCAAAGGCTCGTTACCTCTAGAGCCAGCTCGATAAAAAGTAAACCCTTTCATATCATTAGCATACATCAGCAGGTCATCGTACAGATTTTCGGGCTTGAAGTCCGCAGGAAGGTTGCACGTTTTAGATACCGCTGAATCAATATATGATTGCACTACAGCCTGTACCTTAATGTGCTCCTCTGGGGTAACGTCATACGCGCCGACACAATGTGAGATATCACGACCACGCATATAGAGTTGCTTAAACAGAGGGTCAACCACAAACGTCTCATTCCAGACACCATCAGTGCCAGTCCTCCAACGACGCTTATAGACAGGGGCAAATATGGGTTCGAGACCAGTCGAGACACCCAGAACCATACTGATAGTTCCAGTTGGAGCAACTGTAAGTAGAATGGCGTTTCGGAGACCATTCTTCTTAATGTCTGAGCGAATCCTAGAAGGCAACGTTTTAAAATACTTTTCATCCTTTAATTTGTTCCAGTCGTATGCAGCAAAGCTACCTTTCTCTTTTGCAAGATACATCGAAGCCTTGTATGCCTCGTTTCTTATTGTAGCGAATAACCGTTCCAAGAACTCCAAGCAATCTTCCGAGCCATACTTGTAACCCGCTTTGATGAGTAAGTAGTGTAGTCCGGTAACGCCCAGTCCGATTCGACGGGAACGCATTCCTCCTTCTTCACATTCCGGAATTGGGAAATGGTTCGCCGTGAGAATGTTATCCAAGAACCGAGTACCCGTGCGAATCGTACGGGCAAGCCTACGCCAATCGATAGTGCCGTCCATGTCAACCATGTTAGCCAGATTAACGTGACCAAGACAACAGTTGCCATATGCAGGAAGCACTTCCTCACCACAGGGGTTAGTAGAAGGCATGTGCTCAAAATAAGAAACGTTAGTAAATTCGTTAGCAAAATCAATGTTGAAGATTCCAGGTTCTCCGGATTCAATAGCGTTATCTACGATACGCTCCCAGAGTTCCCTGGCGCGGATTTCTTTCTTCTTCGCTCCTGTAAATGTATCCGCGTAATGTTTAAGGTGGTGTAGCTTGGCTCTGCCTAATGCATCCTCCTCGCTTTTGGCAACCACAGCCACAGTATCATTGCCCGACTCAGATGTGCGCTCAACTTCATAAACAAAATACTGATTTTGTCTACCTCCAAAAGTGAAGTACCATTCTTCATCTCTTTCAACCGCCTCAACAAACCGCTTAGTGATTGCTACTGAGACGTTGAAATTAGTCAGTTCATTTCGGTCGAGTTTTACATGTAAAAACTCTAGGAAATCTGGGTGGGTGATATCCAGAATAGCCATCAACGCTGTACGTCGATTCTTTCCTGCTCTGACATGGTGACCAATCTCATTAATCATTCTCATGACCGAGATAGAACCGGGAGCGGAATTTTTAATGTTCTGAATATTGTCTCCCTTAGGACGAATCTTAGAGAAGTTGAAGCCAATGCCACCACCGCCACAAGAAATCTTATACATATCGGAGATAACTTTACCGATACTTTCTACAGAATCCTCAGGGTCGAGAACGTAGCAGTTGAGCATGTTCTGATGACTACGCCCTGCGC